CATTTGAAAGCGTTGTAAGAAACCATCATTGCCTTTGCCATATAAAACATTGCGTATAAAGGGCAGAATGCGAGAGGGTTGAATGCCCCCTATAATAGAGACGGTTGCATTGGGAATAAAAATGGTTCCCCGCCCAATCCGGTCATAAATAAATTGACCATCTCCATTAAAAGCTTCCAAATAAAAGGCACGGTCTGATTGATATTCCTTCCGTTCCATATCTGTTAAGAAACCGGATAATTCATCACGCACCATCAAGAGACCACGGGGGTTTTCTTTTAAGAGTTCCCCAAGCTTTTCAACGGTCACATCATTGACAATAAAACGAGAGACATCATCATCACGCGCATTGTCTTTAGAGAGGGTTTCAGACAAAAGAGCATGGGCTGTTTCAAGATCTCCTTTTTTTATTGCTTTATGGGCTTGTTTTTTCTTTTCGGACTTGTCTAAAGTTTCAAGTATCTCTTCAATTTCTTGTCTCTCTTTCTGCTTTAGCCAGTCTTTATACCATTTCTTTTGGAGGCAAGTGATGGGAGCTAAAGCCGCTCGCATGGTAGGCGTTTTCATGGTTGAAGGTTGACCAATAAGAGCCCCCCAGAGATTAGGGACAATCTTCCAATCATCATGTTGTTTTGGAGCAATCCGCACGCCATTGCCAATGAGAGCAGCCAAGCCACACAAAGCAGAGACGGCGACAAAATCGATAGGGGATTGTTGACGGTCAGCAACGTCATAAATATAGCGACCTAAGACATATGGGACTTGTATAGGATCAAAAGGCTCAACGGGTAAGAGAGCCGTATCAATTGGTTTTAATTCCCCCCAACCATTTTGTTGCAATGCCTGTTCATAAGGAATAGCTTTTAAACAAGTATTTTCGTTTAAAGAGCCATTATCGTTATCATTGACGAGTGTATTTTGATTGTTGGTATCTACAATATTATTTTTATTCTCTCTCATTTATTTATACCTTTCAGTATTAAAAAATCATTGAAATCTAGACCGTATGGGGCTTGCATGATAAAAACCTCAAAGCCTTGTCTATAGGCACGCGCAGCGAGGGTAAAACCTGCTTTACGACCAGCATCATCGCCATCCATTGCAATGGTGAGACGCGCTTTTGTATGGGGTAAATTCACACGCATCATGCCACTGGTTGAAAGGGATGCCCATAAATTAACGGGCTCTGATAACAATCCAGACAACAAAGCCAGACCAGTTTCAATGCCCTCACAAACAACAAGATGCTGATCATTGCCTTGGCTTAAATGCACAGCACCACCAGCTACAGATCCCAACATAGCTTTTGCTGGTGACAAATTCGTTTTGCAGCCATTGTCTTTTAAAAAGGTTCTATGGATCGCAAAGGAACCAGCCCCCTTAACAAGAGCAACCAACGCGGGTAGTGTTATCCCAGATGGGTGCGGACATTTACCGTGAAAGCGTAAATCAGACGGCAATTCACATGTAATCCCCCGCGTGCGTAAATAGGTCTCAGCTAAAGTATTTTTGATTGGTTTGCTTTGTTGCCAAATTGCTTTTGCTCTCTCTGCTTTCTGTTTTGCTCCTTTGAGATCAGCACAAAACTGTTTTGAGAAAGAAAGCGTATGATCATAAGCTTTATGACCCAGCAAGCCAATTCTTGTGAGCGCTTGTATGATCTCTCTAAAAGAGCAACCAGCATAACAATAGAGCAATAAACGCCCATCATTTCCATTAGAAATAGATAAACTAGGCAGCCTATCATCATGAGCAGGGCAATGAGCAAGTCCATAATACCCACGCCAAACCCCACGCAAGGCACGCGTGATACCCTGCGCATTCTTAAAAGAATACATCATTTCTTGTCCTGTAATGTTGCGTCACAGGACGGATTCTGCTATCTTGAGGGTGTTAAGTTTGAGAAAGCCTTGTCCGTCCTTACGTGACAAGGTTTTTTTATGCCGCATCACTTTGACGTTGCTGTTTTGCTTGCTCGATAACATTGAGAAGATCCGATTGTAACCAACGGGATAAAAAACCAAATTTTAAAGGTTTTGGTAAAGATCCATTGGTAACATGACGGCGGAATGTTGAGACACTCATATGAAGCAATTTTGCACTTTCACGGTCTGTTAAAAGAATATCGTTTTCTGTCATTCTAAAATCCTTTCATAATAAAAAATAGAACCAAATCATGCCTATTTATTAAGCACATTTTGGATGATTTTTGAAGGTATTTTATTTATAAAAAACAGTATTTTATCTTAGTTTTATTGATGTGATAAATTATGAGTCTTATTGAGAGCGAATGAGAGAGAAGAGAGAGAAAGTTATCCACAGATGATGGGGTAAATTACCCCATATCTTAAGATTGACCTGTGACATAAGCCGCCCATTTATCCATATAGATACGACGCTGTTCTAAATAGTCAGTACGACGATAAGCGCGTTCTACTTGTCCTCCTACCGTATGAGCTAAAATGGTTTCAGCGACCTCATAGGGGGCATCGGTTGTTTCAGCGAGCCAATTGCGTAAACTAGAGCGAAATCCATGGGGGCAGGATTCAAGTCCAATTTTTCTCATATATTTTGACATAACCATAGGTGAAATAGGAGCCCGACTAGAAAAAGAAAAGATGAAATTACTTTTAGAGATACAACGGGCTTGTTCTATCACTTTCATTGCCTCTGATGATAAGGGGACGCGAAATTCTGTTGTAGCATCGCGCTTTCCTTTCATATTTTCAGCAGGTATGATCCATATATCCCCATCAATCTGATCTTCACGAATATGACGCAAGGGATTGGTACGAACCCCTGTAAGGATAAGCAAACGCAAAGCCAGTTGTGTGGGGTTTGTTGTTTGGCAAAGCGTTTTATAAAAAGCGGGAACATCTTTCCAATCCATTGCAGGTAAGTTTGTGATTTTATGGCGTTGTTTACCTAAGAGAGCTTGTGCTTTTGTTACTGCTTGTAAATCAACATCCAAACCCAAAGCAGCCGCATGTTTGAGACAAAGATTGAGACGAATGAGAGCTCTACGCGCTGTAACAGCTTTTGTATGCCAGATAGGGGCAATAGTATTGCGTATCTCTGTTTGGGTAATCTCAGAAACCGGTAGACAACCTAATTTAGGGAGAATATGAAGGCGTAAAGGTAAAAACCAGTTTCCATCTTTACCATCACCTTTTAATTCAGCTTTACGACTTTCAAAAGCATCCAAAGCAATATCTTTTAAATAATGGAGATTGCTTATTGCCTCACGCTTTTGTTTATTACGTTCTTTAATAGGGTCACGTCCCTCACGTAGAACAGAACGCCACCCAGTTGCCAATTCACGGGCTTGTTTTAAAGAGACATGTCTCAAGGCACCCAAGCCCATTTCATGACGGCGCCCATGAAGGGTATACCGTAAAATCCATTGAGCACCTCCATCTTTACGCTTATGAAGTAACAAGCCAGCACCATCATTATATTTGCCAGCTCCCAATGTTGCGACAGATCTTGCATTAAGACGGTTCATAAGAGCCATTTTTAGTCCTTTCTTATACAAATTTGATCCACACACTCATCCCACTTGTTATGTGCAAATGAGTGGTTTTGATTGATTCAAGATAAACAGCTTTGAAATGAGAGAATCTTACGTTATTCGGGATTCTAACTCAATATGAATAACGCTAAATTATCATTATAAATCAATATCTTGAACAAGTCATGTATATCCTCAATAGCCAATCCAAAGGCGGTTTGATGGCTGAACGCGATGCTTTTGACGATGAACGTCAGGCTTTGGAAAGTTGGTCACGAACGGATGCGATTACATGGTTGAAAAAGGGAGCTTTGACCAATGGAAAATTACAACCCAAGCCAAGTGCGCAATTTCCTTCGGGTTTTTTCCAGTTATTTAATGAATCGCGCGAGGCAATCACGCATGTTACAGGATTGTCTGCTGAGTTTATAGGGACAAGAGAAGCCAATCAAGCCAATGTCCTAGAAAATACACGCCGACAATCAACCCTTAATTTGCTTGCAGGTTTATTTGACAATCTCAAGCTTTACCGATGCAGACAAGGAAAAATTATTCTTTATTTGATTCAGAATTATCTTTCTGATGGTCGTTTAATTCGGATTTCTGGTCCTGAGAATGCTCAGTATATACCGTTAACACGTGAAGCTGTGACAAGTCTTGAATACGATATTATTGTTGATGACTCACCGACCAGCCCGAATGAAAAAGAGAAAACTTTTGCAGCGATTACTCAGATGCTGCCGCTTCTTGGTGGTTTTTTAACACCGGATATGATCCCCGATCTTCTGAAGCTTTCGCCTTTACCCGCTACGCTTGTGGCAAGTTTAACAGCAAAAGCACAGCAGGCACAGGAACAGCAGCAACAACAGCAGATGATGCAACAAAGCCAAGCTCCACAATTGAGTCCAGAGCAACAAGCAAAGATCGCGGCTCTGCAGCAGGAAACACAGGCAAAAGGCGCACTTTATCAACTTGATGCGCAGCAGAAACAAGCCGTCTTACAGCAGAAGAATATTGAGCTTTTCTTGAAGCAGGAGCAAGCGCGGATGCAGCTTGAACTTCAACAAGCAAAGAATGCAATAGCGCAACGTGACTTAGAGCGCAAAGCATTACAAGCGCAGTTAGAACAGTATCGGGCTGCAACTGCAAGAGCAAGAACGCATTAAAGGAACAAAAGATGGAAGAAAAATTTACGCCAGAAGAACAAGCGGTTTATGATGAACACTTTGCTAATGATCATTCTGTTGAGCTTTTTGAACCTGAGCAAATTACTGAACCTGAGCAAGTTATTGATACTTTTGAAACGAATGACAATTCTGTACAGATGGTTGATGAACAACCTCAGAGGTCGCTCGATTATGAAGCAATAGAGCAAGAGAGACAAGCACGCCAAAAAGCAGAGCAAAGTGCTGAAGAAGCGCGTGAACTTGCTGTTGAGATTGCGCAAAACTATGCGGAAATGCAAGAAGAACTTGCGCGACACGCTGAGGCAAATATTCCAACTCTAGAAGAGGATCCCAAAGCGCATATTGCTTGGCTTAGCCATAAAGTGCAAGAGCAACAGAAATTGCTGAATGAGTTTTCTTATATGAAAGAGCAGCAAAAGCGTATAAGTCAAGAGCACTATGAAAGGCAACAATTAGGGGCTTATTTTGAAGAAGCCAAAGCTCAAGTTCAAGACAAATATCCAGATTTAGAGAATATCACGAATTATCTCTATGAGATAGCAGATAATTCATTAAAAGCGCAAACAAGTCTCTATCCGCAATGGGAAGACCCTGCGATGAGACAGGAGCAAATTGGTGCTGAATTGCGCCAAATTTGTCAGCAGTGCCGAAAAGCCGGTCTTAACCCCATCGAGGTGCTTGTGCAAAAGGCAAAAGCTTTTGGCTATACAGAAGCCCCGATCAAGAATGAAGTTGAAACTCTCCAAGAACGGAACACAGCAGCAAGGACCTTAGCAGCACGTGGTGGGCAGGTTCCAACAGGTGGTGTTGATATAAGAACACTCTCTTCCATGCCGGAAGCTGAGTTAGCTGCGTGGGTTGAGAATAATAAAGAAAAATTTGAACACATCATGAGCAGAGTGTGAAGAGATGCACGGAAGTGCAGAAGAGATAACCAAGTGGTTATGATTGCTTGGTTATGCCGTAAGGTTCATTAAAAAACTAAGAAAGGCATTTTTTGAAATGGCAACAACAGAAATCAATATTAATAACCCATTAGCGGTTCGCGTTTGGGCAAAAATACTTAATTCAGAAACCTCCAAAGCGACGCCAATAGCCCCTCTTATGGGGAAAGATAAAAATAATATCATCCAAGTTTTGGATTCCTTGGAAAAAACAGCGGGGGATTCCGTTACAAGTGGATTGCGTGTTCAGCTTATGGGTGATGGTGTTACTGAAGGTCAAACGCTGGAAGGCAATGAAGAAGGTCTTCAATTTATGAGCGAAACAGTGCGGATCAATGAGCTTTCTCATGCTGTGCGTGTTAAAAATTATGGGACGATTGATCAACAACGTGTTCCGTTTAGTTTGCGTGAAGAAGCAAAGAATGGACTTGTTGATTGGTATGCTGATCGTTTGAGTATGATGTTTTTTATTCAGGCTGCTGGCTATACAGCTCCGTGGATGAAGTTTGAGGGGCACACAATAATGCTGAAACCTGTCCATTATGGTTTTAATGCGCCATTGGAGCCTAGTAAATTGCGCGTTATTCGTCCAAGCAATAAAAAGACTGATGAAGAACTCACTAAAGACGATAAGTTTACATTATCTCTGATCGATAAGGCTGTAGAACGTGCAAAATTGGCTAATCCGCGTTTACGTCCTGTTCGTGTTGAGGGAAAGTCTGTCTATGTGCTGTATTTGCACCCCACACAGGTGACTCAATTGCGCACAAATACAGAGAGTGGGCAATGGTTGGATATTACCAAAGCCGTTTATAGTGGTTCACACTCTAAAAACCCGATTTTTGATGGTTCGTTGGGCATGTATAACGGTGTTGTTTTACGGGAATCTGAACATGTACCGAATGGCGTGGATTCAAAAACGCAAGAGCCTGTTCCTTCTGTCCGTCGTGCTATTTTGCTGGGTGCGCAAAGTGTTATTATGGCTTATGGACGGATTGGTAAAGACAAAACGCGTCATCATCTTACAGAAGAACTCTTTGACTATGAACGTGAATTTGGTGTTGCCTCTAAGACCGTTATTGGGATGAAAAAATCACATTACACCTTGCCTAATTCTAAGCAAGGAGGACAAGATTTTGGCACGATCGTTATCCCATCTTTTTCTGAAGAAGTATAAAAATATTGAGCGCATAAATAGGATCTAAACTATGGAAAAAAAACAACCCTTTATACAGCCATTTGTTGAAGTTGTTGAGACAACAGATGATGGAATGCCGATTGTTTTACAAGGTCGCAATATCCATACACAACAAGTGAGTTTTTTGCGGACGCGTATCAAACATACAGATCATGGGCTTACGACGAAAGTTGGTACTTTGCCTAGAGGTGCTTTAGTTAAGAGCATCACTGTTTATACACTTACCGATTTTGGCGGCGCAACTGCAAAGTTTGGAAAAAAACCAAGTGGCAGTGATTATGGCAAAGCAACGCTAGTGAGTGCTGGTGTTGAAGAGTTTAATTTACCTATCGAAGTGCGAAGTGTTCCGTTAGAGTTTGAAAACACGATTTACGCTACACGAGACAAGAAAAGTACTCAAGGAGATGCTGAAATCATAGTTGAGTTTTATACTAATTATTAAAAAATAGGGGGCGTCTGTTTTTTCCGTCCCCTGAGATTCTTAAAAAGAGTTGATCATGACAATAACGATACAGACAAGTGGTCCGATTGAAGAAAAAGGGACCCTTGTTGCACGTAACAAAAATTTCATTCAAATGTTAAAGGACATTCAAGATGAAATAGATGATCAAACCGATGAATATATTGATCAAGTACAGAAGGCGATATTTTCAGCACTTCGGTTTTGTGAACGATTGCCGTTCTATTTTAATGAAAGCCGTGAGATTGTTTTTACCACTCTTCGAGGCAAAAATCGTTATGGTGGTGAGACAAGCCATTTTATTGCAGAGGCTGTTCAGATTGTTGAGGTTTATCTCTATGATAAGCATTACAATAAGTTCAAACTTTTGCAGACAGACCCGATCATTCTTGAAAGTTCTGAGAATGAATTAAATCGTGGTACTCCGACGCGTTATGCCTATTTTGAACAAAAGCTTGTTTTGTCTCCAACTCCAGATGATGCTTATTCCATTCGGCTTATTCTTAGTCCTATGAGAATAAAAGAGATTGAGACGATACAAGATGGTTCAATATGGTTTTCAGAAGCCTATGAGCTTATCAAAACTCGGGCTAAGTATGAACTCTATACGAATATTATCAAAGAACCGCAAATGGCTGCAGCTGCTTTTGCTCTGTTTCAAGAACAGGTAGAGGCACTCACAATCGAAACGTCACGGCGTAAAAACTTATTCCAGATCCAACATACAGATTTTTGATGACTTTTATTCCTATTGCTGAATTTCGACCGGATATCGCATTTATTAATAGTGGTTATTCGAATGAGATCGTAAATGTTTTACCTGCTCCTCAGTCCTATATTCCATTTCCAATGGTTGCGCCAGCATCGGATCCTTTTCCTGATATTATTTTGGGTGTTTATGCTCTACGCTCCTTAGATGGTGTGCGGATTATCGTAGGTTCACCAACAAAGCTGTATGAGTATAACAGTAGCACGCGTGGATGGAAAGATATCAGCAAGCCAGAGACTGAATATCATGCGAATGAAAACGCACCATGGTCTTTTGCTTCTTTTGGAGAGTATCTTATCGCTGTTAATAGCAATGATGTTCCTCAAAAGCTTGCGCTCAAAACGGATGAAAAATTTAAGGATTTAGGCGGTAATCCTCCACGCGCAGGTCTTGTCCGTGTATGGGGTGATTTTGTTTGCTTGATGAAGCTGACCGATAAACCAAACCGTGTTCAGTGGTCCGGATTGAATGATGCTGAATGGTGGACTGTTGGTGAAAAGAATTGCGACTATCAAGATTTTCCGGATGGAGAATATGTTCAAGGCTCAACAGAAGCAACCAATCCGCTTATTTTTATGCGATCGGCTATTTATCATGCAACATTCGTTCCCGGATCTAAAATTATTTTCAGCTTTTCCAAGATAAAAGATAAAATGGGCGCTAAAAGCAGCACAGCTATTACAAGCCGTGGAAACAACACTTTTTTTATTTCTGATGATGGTTTTTATCAGATCAACAGCACAGGAGAAATGGTTCCTATTGGTTTTGGTAAAGTTGATAAAACCATTTTTACGCTCTACAGTAATTTGGCTCTTGATGAGATGAAAGCGTGTATTGATCCAGTCTATTCACGGGTCTATTTCTCTATTCATGATGATATTACAGGAAGCAATATCTATGTTTATGATTGGCTGCTCCAAATATGGAGTGTCATTAAAGGACAAGATCTCCTTTTATTTCCTCTCTTTTCAGCGGGGTATACATTAGAAGGTTTAGATGAAGTCTCAGAGCGTCTTATAGACTTGCCTGCTTCTCTTGATAGTAAAATGTGGCAAAATGGTGCTCCAGTGTTGGGAGCTTTTACGCAAGACAATAGGTTTGGACTTTTTGCGGGTGCACCTATGGAAGCAGTGATCGCTTCACAAACTGTAGGGGACACAGCAAGACAGATCAACTTAATGACGGAAGCCTTTGTTCAAGCGGACACCATTGAGGGGCGTTTAAGTGTTGGATCTGCTTTTATCATTGATAAGAAAAGTAAATTAAACTGGGCTAAAGAACGCTATGCCGCCTATAATAATGGAATGTACAATATTCGCTCTCGTGCTCGTTATCACGCTTTGCGTCTTAGAATACCAGAAGGCACACAATGGACTCATATAACGGGTTTTGATGTAAAGCTTAAACCCGCGGGCATCAGATGAATTTGAAGATTTATAATACAGAAAAATGGAGTGCTGATCAGATGGCACCCTATTGGGATCATGTTCTAAAATCCATTGCTACCTTTAACAAGAAATTTGCTGAGGATTATACTCCAGAAACTATTTTAAACGATATTTTGAATGGAACGAAAGTTCTTTGGATTATCGTTGATGAGCACGAAAATTTTATGGCTCATGTCACAACAGAATTACAAAAACTCATAACAGGAACTCTGCGGGCGGTTATTGTAACGCTTAGCGGAACAGGTGGGAAAGACTTAAGCCAAGTTATTTCTCAGATTGAAACCTATTATAAGGAAAAGGGAGCCCAAGAGCTTCTTATCATAGGTCGGCATGGATGGAAAAAATCTCTTCAATCGCATGGTTATGTTGTTAATCTTTTAGAATATAGAAAGAAGCTTTAACATGGGAAAAAATACCAAATCTACTCAGAGTACGACACGAACAAATTCACCGCCACCATGGGCACAAGGGATCTTTGAGCAGGCTGCTAAGGATGCAATGGATTTCTATAATAAAGGCAGCGGAAAGGCTGTTTATGATGGTGATCGTGTAGCAGGTTTAAGTGATCCAACAAAGAATGCCATTAATGGGCTTAACAATACCGTTCAGAACTATGAGAATAGTTATTTAAATGGATTGGCAACGGGACAAAATTCAACAAGTAAAAACTTGAGTGAGATGGCTTCCGGACAACAAATAGGCAATAACCCTTACTTTAATGATGCCCTTCAAAACGCATTAAGCAAAGCGACAAATTCCATTAACAGTTCATTGGCAGGTGCGGGTCGTTATGGTTCGGGCGCACATACGGGTGTTCTTGCAAACGAATTAGGTGGTATGGCAACCCAAGCGTTATCGCAGCAATATAACCAAGATGTCAATAATATGATGAATGCCAATAGCTTAATCGATCAAGCGAACCAAAATCAGTTGGCAGGGGCTAATAACTTTTTTCAAGGACAAGGACAAGCCAATATAAATGCTTTGACGGGAGGAAGTTTAATTGATGCCAATAATCAGAGACATATAGATGCAGAGCAGCAAAAATGGGAACAACAGAACAATCTCGATTGGGATCATTTAAATAAGTTGCTTGCAGCTGGAGGAGCTTCTGCCGGAGGTTATGGAACAGAAACTTCAACAACTCCACGGCAAAAAACAAATCCTTGGGAAATTCTAGGAAGCATTGGAAGCATTCTTGGTGGTTTTGCTGGTCTTAGTGATAAAAGAGCGAAAGAAAACATTGTCGAAGCTGGACAGAAAAATGGTCATAAACTCTATGACTATAATTATAAGGGATATCCAGAGCGCTATCGTGGGGTGATCGCACAAGAGGTTCTTCAGACAAATCCTGAGGCTGTTTTCTTGAACACTGCTACAGGCTTTTTGCATGTTAACTACGACAAGCTTGGCTTTAACATGGAAAGGATTGTGTGATGGAGCAAAAAGATTCTTTTTCTCTCTCAAGATTTCTTGATCCGAAATTTTTGCGTCCTATGATATATGAGGGTGTTCCTCAATTGCACAGGCATTTGTTCAAACAGCTTGCGTCTCCAGATTCATCATTTGCAAGACAACACAATTCCAATTCTTTAGAAAATGCTGCTTTTAACACAGTTCCTATCGAGAATATGGACGACTCTGATCATCAGAAAAAAATAAATTTTGGAGGGCTTATTCGGGGGGCTCATGCGGGGACAAGACCATTTGGAGGAAAATCACTAACGGAATTGATTACGTCTTTTGATGATTTAAACTATCAAACGCCTTCCTTGCCAAATTATTCAGATTATACAGTACCAGAATACAACAAACAGAATTTTTCGGAGCAGGGTGTGTCATTGATCCCTTACTCTGACTTTGTTTCTAGTATTGATAAACCTAATGAAGATGAGGCACAAGCACAGCAGAAAAATGTGATGGACTATATTGCAGAGCTCAACAAGAGGTCTGTGCAAGAACAAGAGCAGGATAAGAGTCCTTTTATAGAGGATGAAGCACTTTCTCATGGCTCCTTAGAGGGGAGAAGTTTACAAGAAAAGAGAGCTTTTGATGGTCGTGAAGCTGAGAACAAAAAAGACAATGCCAGTAACTTTTGGGATCGTTTCAAAAAATCAGAGTTTTCAGAACATTTAATGGATTTTTTTGCTGGTCTTTCACAAGGAGAAACACCGGAAGAAAGTTTTTCCAATGCAGGGATTACTTTGCGGCATGGCAATAATGAACGGACACAACGGAAACAGACTTTAGAATTCTTGCGCTCAAAAGGCTACAGCGATGAAGATGCGCAAGTTCTCGCCCAGCATCCTGATCTTGTTCAGAAGATGATTGGAAATACATTAAGCTCTGAGGAAGGGTATAGAACACTCACTGCAGAAGAAAAAGCAGAGTATGGGCTTCCGAAGGACGTTCCTTTCCAAGTTTCAAGCTCGGGAAAACTCATTCCTGTTTCAAGTCCTGATGGGGGTTATAGAACACTCACTGCAGAAGAAAAAGCAGAGTATGGGCTTCCGAAGGACGTTCCTTTCCAAGTTTCAAGCTCGGGAAAACTCATTCCTGTTTC